CCGTCGGACCGGTTGGACCCGTATCTCCTGTTGGGCCTGTTGGGCCGGTATCTCCCGTCGGACCGGTTGGACCCGTATCTCCGGTTGGGCCTGTTGGGCCTGTATCTCCCGTCGGACCGGTTGGACCCGTATCTCCGGTTGGCCCGGTTGGACCCGTATCTCCGGTTGGACCGGTTGGACCCGTATCTCCCGTCGGACCGGTTGGGCCTGTATCTCCTGTTGGGCCGGTTGGGCCTGTATCTCCTGTCGGACCGGTTGGACCCGTATCTCCGGTTGGACCGGTTGGACCTGTGTCTCCGGTTGGGCCGGTTGGGCCTGTATCTCCGGTTGGGCCGGTTGGGCCTGTATCTCCGGTCGGGCCGGTTGGACCCGTATCTCCGGTTGGACCGGTTGGGCCGGTATCTCCTGTCGGACCTGTTGGACCCGTATCTCCTGTTGGACCGGTTGGACCCGTATCTCCGGTTGGCCCGGTTGGACCCGTATCTCCGGTTGGACCGGTTGGACCCGTATCTCCGGTTGGCCCGGTTGGGCCTGTATCTCCTGTCGGGCCGGTTGGGCCGGTATCTCCTGTCGGACCGGTTGGACCCGTATCTCCGGTTGGACCGGTTGGACCCGTATCTCCTGTTGGACCGGTTGGACCCGTATCTCCCGTCGGACCGGTTGGACCCGTATCTCCGGTTGGGCCGGTTGGACCCGTATCTCCCGTCGGACCGGTTGGACCCGTATCTCCGGTTGGGCCTGTTGGGCCGGTATCTCCTGTTGGGCCGGTTGGACCCGTATCTCCTGTTGGGCCGGTTGGGCCGGTATCTCCCGTCGGACCGGTTGGGCCGGTATCTCCCGTCGGACCGGTTGGACCCGTATCTCCTGTCGGACCGGTTGGGCCGGTATCTCCCGTCGGACCGGTTGGACCCGTATCTCCTGTTGGGCCTGTTGGGCCGGTATCTCCCGTCGGACCGGTTGGACCCGTATCTCCGGTTGGGCCTGTCGGGCCGGTCGGGCCGGTTGGGCCTGTTGGACCCGTTGCTCCTGTCGGACCCGTTGCTCCTGTCGGGCCTGCCGGTGTCAAGACAGGACTAAAAAATATTTATTAGGAATGTCCTTTTTGAATAGGCTAGATTTGAAATGACTTGTTCGGTAAAAACTATATTAATTACACCGCTTGTAGGTAAAAGAAATCTTCCCAGCACATTTATCTCTTCTATATAAATAATATTTTTGAATGTATTCCTCCCAATGCAGGATACATTCTTAACCAAAACAACGTCTACCTTTTTTGAACGGACGGCCTGCTTGGTTTCAGACAAGCCTTTTACATGAATAGTCAAGACTGCTGCCAATATCCTGTGATATTCTGACAATATTGAACCCACACAGATTGGTAAAGCGAGTAAGTTCGCCATGCTGTGCTTCTATGATGTTATGTTCATTATTGACAACACTACAATATATCCAGTCAATATTTGCATAAGGGCAGTTGAAAAATGGATATAGACTAGCCTGCGGCAGATTTGGTGTGAGGGTAGCTTTGCGGCCAAGAAATGGAGGCACAGATAGAGGCAGTGGAAAACCACTGCCTCCTCTCGGCAACCGCCCTAAACCTGAAGCGTATGATTCGGTGCCTGGGATAACCCATAGGCCCTTATCTTTTTGTTGTTTTCCTTGTGATTATCTCAGTCTCCACTTCATTCCTGGCACTTTGTCAACACCTCGAACTTGGCCCGAAGTGATATGTAAGGCTATTGTTTAAAGTTCAAGCATTTCTTTTATTGCATCCTGTAAAGAGGTCAAGGACCTTCCCAGAATTCTCTCAAAATCCGAATGGTCAATATCCAACGCGCCTTCACGGATCTCTTTTTGAATAGCAATAGTCCCCTCAATGGCGATGTCAGGAACATGACTTTTTTCTAAGAACGCTTTGTATTCCTCATCCGTGAATGATTTTTCTTCAAATGGTTTTTGCGAGGTTTTGGCGTAGCCCGCGGCAAGATCGCTATAGGAAAGAGCTCTGCCAGACATTTCCAGAACGCCTGTGTCTTTTACGATTCCCAACAAAACCCTTGCACCTGCTTCCGCGTATTCTCTCCGCAAAGCCCATCCGACACGCTCGCTGCCAGCGGAATAGGCGAATACTCCTGTTAAATCTGCTCTTTCAAAAACAGACAAGTCATTTTCCAAATACCAGTTGTTCCTTAGCAAAGCATAGTCCATACCGGATTCGATAATGCTTTTCTCGGTCCCTAAGTGATCCGGGGCCAAAATGCTCGTTGACTGGTCAGCCTTTGCAAGGCTGGTGTACGCTATGAACTGAACGCCCGCCTCTTTAGCGGCATTCACAACATTCTGGTGTTGAGTTAACCGCGGTATTTCTCCTCCCGGCACCGAAGAGATGAAAAGCAGTCTTTCTCCTCCGCTGAAAGCACTCACCAATGAACTTTTATCCGTATAGTCTGCAACCCGGACTTCAAATCCCTGTTCTCTGATGGCCACCCCTTTTTTCTCATCACGGACAACAGCAATTGTTTCCTTTTCAACGCCTTGTTCTTTCAGAAACTTTAATACAAAAGAACCAAACTTGCCGGATGCGCCTGTCAATAGATATTTCATAATGATACCTTTCCTTTCTTTTTATAGTATGCTATTATTATAGCATTAACAAACATTTTTTGAAGTACTTATATTTTTGTAAGTGTAAAACGAAAGGAGATCACTATGCAGGAATGTCCTGTATCTTTTATATTGAATCATTTAAGCGGAAAGTGGAAGCTTGATATTATTTGGATATTAACAGAATCCAAAACACTTCGGTTTAATGAATTACAAAGGCGCTTAGCGGGAATATCAGCTCAAGTGCTGTCAAGAAAATTACAGGAGCTGATTGACCTTGGGATTGTGCATAAAACAAATTATGACCAGATTCCTCCCAAGGTGGAATATTCTCTAAGTGAAATTGGTCTTAAACTGAAGCCTTGCTTTGACAAACTGGAAGATGTAGGGAAAGAGGTTCAGAGCTATCAGTTGAATAGACTGATTTGATAGTATCATTTGATATGAATGTCAAGCGGCTAAATAATTAAGATCATGTATTTTAGGGGTCTGTCAACAACTCCAAATTGGCTTGAAGGATAAATACAAGCATTATGGACAGTAGCAAGGCGGCAATAAGCCGCCTACGAAGCAAAACACGGGCGCGGCGGTGTTATCAGCTACCGTACCAAGGGGCAGGATCGTTTTACCTATCTGCGTCCCTCCACATTTGTCGAAGGCTAAGGGCAAGAAAGATATACAAGCCATCATTTGATAGGTAGGCTGGCTCTACAGGAAGCCAGCCTACCTATTTTTCTACATTCCAAGTATCTGTCAGACATTTTCCTCAAAGTGCTGTTTTTATCCCCTGTTTTCTCCTTTTTTGACATACTGGACAAGCCTCATATACTCATCCATATGGTTCCATACAATTTCAATCGTTTCACTTCCGTAGATATAGATGCTGTCGATTAGTTCATGGACCATTTCTTTTGAAAGCTCCGTAAACCCCTCATATCGCTTGAAACTCTCAATTATGGAACATGGCTGCCCGTTTTCCTGATAATTGCTTTGAAGTGCCGCTTCGAGTTCTGCGATTCGGTCGTCTGTTTCCGCAATCTGCTTGCTAACATTAACCTTTAGGTTTATATAATTCTCCCTGTCCAAAATTCCGTCCTTGTATTTTTCATATGCCTTAATTTTGGATGCACTTAACTTGGCGAGGACGGCTTGAAGCTGCCTAATCTGCTCCGTCAGAGCGGTTATGTCGTTATGGCTTTGCGTTTTAACTCTGTCAAAAAGCTGTTCCATATCGAGCATGACCTCCATCTGCGTATGTATCACGGATAAGACAGTCTGTGTTAGTCTGCTCTCGGAAATCCTGTCCTTCGTACAGTTGCTGTCGGCTACATACTGATGGCTTTCACAATAATAATATGCCATCGCCGGAGCGCTATTGCTTCTTCTCATTGCGTGCCTGCAAACCCCGCATTTGACTTTTCCCAACAGCGGTCTAACCTCAGTCTGCTTTTTTATCCTTTTGGAAGTCGAGAAACGCTCCTGAACCGAAGCAAATAATTCTTCCGAAACAATAGCTTCATGGGTATTGGGTACGACAATCCACTCACTTTTGGGGCTGCGTTTCCCATGCTTACTCCCGACAAAAGGGCTGCGATTTTTCCCGTTTACCATTTTTCCTGTGTAGCGTTCGTCACGGATAATGGTCAGAATGGTCGTATTATGCCAGTGATTCGTATTTCCAACAACATTGTATTTGCGGTCACAGCCCATAAGCCGCTTATAAATATATGGCGTAGGTACATTTTCTGAATTCAAAATAGCGGCAATTTGGACTGCGTTTTTACCCTCATTCGCCATCGCAAAGATACGCCTGACAACGGTAGCAGCCTTTTCGTCAATCACAAGTTTCTTGCGATTTTCCGGTGACTTCGCATAGCCATAAGGAGCATGGCTGCCGATGAATTCGCCTTTCTCCATGCGGGTCTTTTTTGCACTCCGTACCTTTTGTGAAAGGTCTTTGCTGTAAAGGGAGTAAATCAGGTTCCTGAAACCCACATCAAGTCCGCCGGTCGTACCGTCAAAGTCATTGCTGTCAAAATGGTCATTGACGGAGATAAAACGTACCCCTAAAAAGGGGAATATCTGCTCCAAATAATCTCCAATGTCAATGTAGTTTCTGCCGAAACGGGATAGGTCTTTCACGATGATACAGCATATATTTCCGGCGCGCACTTCTTCCAGCAAGGCTTTCACGCCCGGACGATCAAAATTTGTACCACTGTAACCGTCATCGCAAAATTCAACCACCTCATACTGTGAGAGGTCTGGAGAACTTTCCACAAAGGCGTTCAGAAGTTCCCGCTGGTTTATGATACTGTTGCTTTCACCCTCGTTATCGTCCTCTTGGGATAACCGGATATACTCGGCAAGGATTTTCTTGATACTCACGAAACCCTCACCTCACTCTCCGCCTCAATAAAGCCGAGCAAACTTTCAAACTCATCCCTATACCGAAAGCAGATGGATACGCTTTGATCGCTGAATATTTCCACCCGTTCTATCAGCTCGAAAATCATTTCTCCCGTTATGGCTTTATTCTTCTTAAATTTCTTCAAGGCTGTTATCCATGGGTTTTGAGGTGTCAGCATGGTATCAAGACGGTTCTTTTGCATGGATAGTTCATCAAGTCGGCTCCGCAAAAGGGTAACATCTTTCTCGTACTTTGCTTTTGTAAAGAGATATTCGGCTTCATCAAGGAGTTTTTCCTGATAATCCTCATATAAGGAGCTTCTGAGCATGAACAGTCTGGACAGTTTCTTTTCCGTTTCGGAAATCTCTGTGTCCACCTCACTCTGCTGCTGGCAGAAGCCTTCCTTTTCATTGAGTTTAGACACCATTCGGTCTATGTCAACGGCAAGGTCAATCTGCGTGCGGATAGCTGTATAAAGAACAGAGAGTAAATCCGGTTCGTCCATACGTTTTCTAACACAATCATTTTTGGCAATTTCCTCATAGGTGGCACAGCTAAAGTAATAGAGTGCCGAGCCATTTGACTTAGGGCTCTTGCGGCGATTCATACTTCGCTTACAATCACCGCAGAAAACAAGTCCTTTTAAGAGATTTAACCCTTTCGGCTCTACTTCTTTTCTTTCGCTGGACTCCCTTTCCTGCTTGATGCGCCGTACCGCCAAAAAGGTTTCTTCATCAACCAAGGGTTCATGGGTGTTCTTGATTTCTACCCACTGATCCTGCGGCTGCTCCACACAACCGCCTTTACCCCATAGGTCAGATTTTGTTTTTCCCTGAACCATATGACCGAGATAAACGGGGTTGAGCAAAATTCTGCGGACAGCGCTTTTATACCAATACCGCATATTGGCATAACGCTCGCTTTTTAAGATGCCCTTTTCATAGCGATACTGACTTGGTGAGGGAATGCCCAGCTCGTTGAGCCTTTGCACAATCCGAACATCGCCCATGCCGTCCGCTGCCCATTTGAAGATATTTCTGACAACCGGTGCAGTTTCCTCGTCAATCACCAGCTTGCCGTTATCCGCCTTTTGATAGCCATAGGCTGCAACACAGCCGGTAAATTCCCCTCTGCTTCTCTTGACTGCAAGCCCGGATTTTATCTTTTTTGATATATCTCTGGCATACACATCATTGATCAGGTTTTTCAGAGGAACGGCATATCCGTCATCCTGACTGCTGGCATTCAGACTGTCATATCCATCGTTCACGGAGATAAAGCGAACATTAAAGAATGGCAGTATTTTTTCAAGATAAGTTCCGGTTTCAATGTAGTTTCTGCCGAAACGGGACAGGTCTTTGACCACAATGCAGTTGATTTTTCCACTCTTGATGGCGTCCATCATTTCATTAAAGCCGGGACGGTCGAAATTCGTTCCTGTCTGATTGACATCCTTAAAAACAGATATGAGCTTCAGGTACGGTCTTTCAGCGATATAGCGTTCCAACATGGAGATTTGATTTCCGATGGAATCACTTTCTTTTTTTCGCTCATCTTCCTCCGACAGCCGCCCGTAAACACAGGTGTTCCATATCGTTTCAAGGGGAACATGGACAAGATTATCTATTTGTTTTCTGCTTGTTCTCGCCATCTTACACCACCCCCTTTATGGGAACCGGTGAAGATGATGCAATTAGGTCTTTTGCGTTCTCGGCAAAGAACAAAGCTCTTTCATATTCATACTGATAGCGGAATCGGATTTCCACCCGGCTGCCGGAATAGATATTGACCCACTCAATAAGGGAAACAACTACCTTTCGGGACAGCTCGGTGATATTCCGATTCTTCTTAAAGGTTTCAATCCAAACGCTGTTTGCTCCCTTACCCGCAAGGATCAGGGCAATATCCTGTTTCAGCCGTTCGGCAGCTTTCTCCGCTTCCTCACACTTTTTCCCGTATATGACCTTAAATTCCCGGTACTCATCTGTATCAATGACACCGCTTTTCAAGTCCTCATAGATAGACACTTTGAGGTTTTTATACTTTTCGATTTCCTCCTGTTTCATCAGCAGTTGGGTATCAATTTTTCGGATTTCCTCCTGCTGTATAGGAAGGGTGTCGATATAATGGAGAATCCGTTCAATGTCGAGAATAGAAGCAATGTGATTTTGAAGTGCTTTCAGAACTGCCGTTTCCAACACCTTTTCACTGATGCAGTGGGTAGTGCAGCCATCTCCGGCTTTATTCTTTGAGCAATAATAGTAGGCGTACTTCTTCCCACCTGCGGGTACAGTCTTTCGCACCATACCGCTTTTGCAGTCAGCACAAAAAAGCAAGCCAGAAAACGGGTAGACAACTTCTCCGTCTGGAGCAATACGGGTATCCTGTGCCAGCACACGGTTTACTGTGTCAAAAACTTCTTGGGGGATAATAGGCTCATGGGTGTTTTCCACCCGAACCCATTTATCTTCCGGTTTCATAAACCGCTGCTTAATCTTGTAGTTTGGAGTGCTTTCCTTACCCTGCACAAGATGCCCTGCATAAATAGGGTTTTTCAGAATGCGGCCAACCGCCACAGCAGTCCATTTTGCCTTGGGGTTCACCTGAAAGCTGGTAGCAAAGTTAAGTCCTAAAAAGCGTTTATATTCCATGGGGGATGGCTCACTGATCTCATTCAGCCTGTCAGCTATCCCTTGCTGGCTGAGTCCGTCCAGCTTCCATGCAAAAATATCCCGCACAATCTTTGCGGCATAGGGGTCTATAACCAGTTGATTCTTGTTCTCTGCTGATTTCATGTAGCCGTAAACGGCAAAGGAACCGATAAACTCGCCATTTTTGCGCTTTACATCAAGCTGGCTCCTAATTTTAACGGAGATGTCCCTGCAATACGCATCGTTGACGAGGTTCTTAAACGGAATGATAATATCATCTGACGGAGATTTTTCCTTTGCACTGTCGTAACCGTCGTTGATGGCAATGAAACGCACACCTAAAAACGGAAAAATCCGTTCAATGTATCGTCCTGCTTCGATGTAGTTTCTGCCGAAACGTGACAGGTCTTTGACTATGATGCAGTTAATCCTCCCAGCTCTGACATCCTCCATCATCAAATTAAAAGCAGGTCGATTAAAGTCAACACCACTAAATCCGTCATCTATTCTTTCGGAACAGAGGCGGATTTCGGGCATTGACTTCACAAAATTGGTTATTAAATCTCTTTGATTGGCAATGCTGTCGCTCTCTGCTTTATCGCCATCCTCTTTAGACAGGCGCAAATAGTCCACAGCATTATAGATTGTTATTTCCTTATTTAATGGCATAACGAAACCTCCTGATTGAAAAAGTCAAGAAGCAAAACCTGACCTAATCAATGGGCGTTCGCTAATATTAGTCCATGTATAATTATAGCACCCCCTTCAGGATGCGTCCAGACAATATTGCCATTTATCCGAACCCATACGATCAGGCTCTGCCCGAAGCAATTCACCC